CCAGAAACTCCCGGGAATAGCTTTGTACCGCACCGAAATCGAGCAGCACAATGCGATCATAATCCGGCTCCTCCCCGGCTTCACCGGCAATACGGATCCGGTAATTGCCGAAGTTGGGATCGGTCTGGATTTCGCCCCAGACAAACAGCTCCCGGAAAAACAGCTCAAGGGCCGCCTTGCCCAGGGCGCTCCGGCGCTCCAGGGACAGCTCCCGCACTTCCTGGGAGCCTACGGAATGGCCGTGTTCATAGGTTGAGGCGATGATGTGATCGGTGGAATATTCCGGCAGCACCCGGGGCACGATAAACCGGGGATCGTCCGCCAGCATCTGGCGGAATTTTTCCGTGGTGCGGGCTTCCAGCCGGTAGTCCACCTCCCGGTGCATCATCTGCCGGACTTCTTCGAGCCAGTCATTGAATTCGGGGCCAAAGCTCACCAGCCTGGCCACTTTCAATAACTGGGCCACGGCGTTGAGGTCGCTGTCTACGGCATCGGCCACGCCGGGGTACTGAACCTTCAGCACCAGCTCCAGGCCATCACTGCGGCGCACGGCACGGTGCACCTGCCCCAGCGAGGCAGCGCCTATGGGTTCCGGGTCTACCTCCAGCTCTGCCAGCCGGTCCGCACCGATTTCCGCCTTCAGCACCCGTTCAATGGCCGGCCACTCCAGGGACGTGGTCTGGTCTTCCAGGGTATGCAGGGCTTCAGTCACTTCTTCCGGCAGAAAGTGCTCGCCGTACAGCGCCATCACCTGGCCGATCTTGACCACACTGCCCTTCAGGCGGCCAAGCTCATCCACCAGGAACCGGGCCTGGCTGGACAGCATAGCCTTGTGCCTTTGTTCACGGGTGTCTTTGCTGCTGAACCAGTTGGTAGCCATGTGGGAGGCCATGCGGGTTCCAGCAAAGAGACCGGCCTTGGTCAGCGACAGCCGACGCTCAAAACTACCGGTCTTGATGCGTGAGACGGATTTTCCGGAGCGCCTTTCTGTCATGAACGACCTGTCTTTGTCTGGGAATTTGCTGCTTTTCCGATACTTCCATGCATTATACGGATCCTGCCCCGATACAAGCTAACCGATTCGTCGCCGGATTTCCGTTTCCGGGGCCAATGTGCACAAACTTTAACCAGCAATAATCAGTACCCGCTGAAGGTTACGATTCGATACAGTCACAGTGCTTAAGTGTCTCTACTATGTACAGACCGGCCACGACTGGCCGCCCTGAAATCTTACACAACAATAATGCCATGACGCAGACACCCCACTCCGCTGCCGATTCCGAGCTGTCTCAGTTTCGGGTTAAAGGCGAAATTCCCGTGCCGGCCCTGATCAACTGGCTGAGCGCGGCCGCAGTTCCCATTCTGGCCTTCTTCGCCTGGCGCTCGAGCCAGCATGGCGACGACCTGAACGCCAGCGTTCTGCTGGTATTCTCCGGCCTGCTGGCACTCAACCTGCTGGTGTTTCTGGGCTTTCGCCACAAAACCCTGTGTGAATTAGCACTAGATATGGCACAGGGAAAAGAAAGTGGGAAGAAGCGGGTTTAATCGAGCGGATGCGTGATGGGAGAAGGGATTGAGAGGAGCGATACAGAAAAGGAGTGCCAAATATCGCGCAAACCGTGAAAAGCGCAATAAACACCGAAAATGGCTAAATAAGGCGGGACATTTGGCATAGCCGGTTTCCAGCCAGGAAGCTCTGAACGCCTTAAAGCCACCCCGCCGACCATACAGCCCTCCCGACCACTTGGAGTTCATGCAGCCTGTCCCTGGGCACTGTCACTGGTTGGTAGTGTTTATTCTCACTGATGATCACCACGCCGTCGAAATTCCGTTGCAGGCGCTTTGCGTATAGGTGGTCTTCAAACCGCAGAACATAAATTCCTTCCCCCTCTATTGCTGTCCTGGTGTGATCAATCAGAACGGTGTCCCCGTTGTTAAGCACAGGCTCCATGGAGTCGCCATCTATACGGATCGCTGAGAGGTGGTCCGGAGTCAGACCCTGCTTTCTGAGGCTGTACCTGGTAAAGCTTAAGTGCGTGAGCACTCTGGAGCCCTCGTTCCAGGACCCGGCGCCAGCGCTACACTGGGCGTCATACAGTGGAACAAAGGCGTAATCCTCCATGCCAGAGGGCTCCACCCTTCCGCTGGCGCTGATCTCCCCGGATCCCACAACCAGCCACTCAAGCGAGACACCTGCAGCTGCAGCCAGGTTTATCAGATTCGTCCTGGATGGCTCGGACTGGCCTGCCCGCCACTTACGTAGCACTGAGCTAGATACGCCTGCCTTTTTCGACATGTTTGTTGCGCCACCTGCCTTCTCTATCGCTACAGATAGACGATACCCGAACTCGTCAATGTTTGATCCGCTAACTTTGACCTGGGATTCATTATTGGTTTTATGCGTCATAGTTTTTCAACTATCTGAAATGGTTGAATTTATCTTTAATATTCACGATCAGAGCGCAACTCTTAACTTTGACCAGCACAAATGTGCTTGACGGTCGCACGTTCATGGCGCTATGTTTATGTTCAAGAACACGATAGACAACCCAAAAAAACGCCACCGAGGTGACGCATGAAAACCAAGATTCCGACCGATTCAGACCAGCTTTGGGAGTGGGTGAAATACCAGCTCCGCATGCGCGGATCGTCTCTTGCCCTGGTTGCCCAGGATCTGGGCATCTCAAGACAGTCAGTCATTAACGCTAAGCGCGTACGGTACCCGCGTGTTGAGCGGGCTATAGCCCGGAAGCTGGACATGGCTCCCCGGGATATCTGGCCCGACCGCTGGCATCCGGACGGCGCTCCGGTTCGTGAGCGCCCAAACATGGGAGAGCGCAAGCACAATCGTGCTGATCAGCATACAAAATCTAACGCTATCGCGCACTGTCAAATGGCTCGGAGCGCATAACCATGAGGCACGTCAAAGACACCGCGACCATTGACATCTTCGAGGTTCCGCAGCCGATCCATTCCGCCCCCGGTAGTGGCAACTATGCCAGCCAGGTGAGCGAGCTGGTGGGCGAGGTTCTCAAGCACTGTCCGCATGACCGCTATGAGATTGCCGCACAAATGAGCCGGCTGTCTGGCGACGACGTCTCAAAACACATGCTGGATGCCTGGTCCAGCCCCGCCCGTACCGAACACAACATCCCTCTATATAGGGTGCCTCTCCTGGAAGAGGTGTGTCATACGCACGCTTTCACCGATTGGATGGTGCACATGCGTGGCGGCCGGGTGGCCTATGGCCGCGAAGCGCTAGCCGCCCAGTACGGGAAGATGCAGCAGATGAAAGACAAGCTGCACCAGGAAATGCGGGAGCTGAAGCGATTGATGGGAGACGAAGAATGAGCTGTCAGAACGTATTGCCAGTTCAGGAGTGGTACACAGCAGCGGAGCTGGCCGGGCTTGACGGCCTCCCGGAATCCGTAAGCGGAGTTATTCGAAGGGCGAAGACTGAAAGCTGGCCAGCCAAAAAGCGCGAAGGCCGAGGCGGAGGAAAGGAGTACGCATTCGCCAGCCTCCCCCAGGTAACGCAAGACGCCATCCTGGCTCAGTCGCTCAGCAATGCCGGCACTGGTGCCGCCGCGCTTGAGTCCGCGCCGGAAGTCGAGGAATCGGAGCGCCAGCCACTGAAATACGAAGATCTGAACGACGATCAGCTGTCCGTCATGGCTGCCCGCGTAGCCTTCGTGCGTGAGATTCAGCGGCTAAGCAAGGTCACCAGCCAGCAGAAGGCCATTCTGGCGTTAGTCGCCAATGCAAAGCTGGGAAATCTAACGCCGTATCTGGCTGAGCGGGTGGTGAGAGCCAATGACCGGAAGACGGCCACCCGCACTCTTTCGGAGCGCACGCTGAAGCGCTGGATCTCTGACTTCAAGAAGCACGGTGAGCGCGCCCTGGCACCTCGCCGGCGCAAGGCGGATATGTCTGTTCCGGCATGGGCTCCCACGTTCCTCAGTTTCTACCAGCGCCCCCAGAAGCCGAGCATTGCAGCGGCTTACCAGATGATGGTTGAGCGCACAGCCGGTGATCATCCGTCCATTGATCAGGTGCGCCGGTTCCTGAACAAGCTCAGCCCGGAAGCCCGCGAGAAGGGCCGCAGGGGGCCTCAGGAACTGAAGGCCCTGCAGCCGTTCAAGCGCCGCCACACCGATCACATGTGGCCGAACGATGTGTGGGTATCAGATGGCCATACGTTTGATGCCGAAGTGATCAACCCGCTTACTGGGCAGGCCTTCCGCCCGGAGATAACGGTAGTTCTGGACTGGTACACCCGTCGCATTACCGGCTTTGCACTGAACCTGGCTGAATCCACGGTGGCCACCCTGGACGCGCTGCGCCACGGCATCACTAACGCGGGCATGTTCAACCTGTTCTATGTCGATAACGGTGCCGGCTTCAAAAACGCCGACATATACGAAGTGGTTGACCGCCTGGGCGGCACTATTACCCATTCGCTGCCTTACAACTCCCAGGCGCGCGGTGTGGTAGAGCGAGCCCACAAGACCTTCGTGGCACTGGCCAAGGATTTCGACAGCTACATCGGCGTGGATATGGATAAGCAAGCGGCCACCCGCGCCCACAAGCTCTCACGGAAGGCGATTAAAGACGGCCTGAAGCCCTCCCATATCCCGACCTTCCAGGAGTTTTACGACCGCCTCAGCGCTGCCGTTGAGAGGTACAACCATGTGCCGCATGCGGGTCTGCGCAAGATTCGTGATCTGGAGACCGGCCGCCTGCGGCACCAAAGCCCGATGGAAGCCTGGGCTAGTGCCGAGGCAGAAGGGTTTGAGGTCATCAGTGCCGATGCGGACCTGGTGGCATCGCTCACCCGGCCGCAGGAAGTGCGCAAAACCCACCGTGGCGAAGTCCGCATCAACGGCGGCATCTACTTCATGGATGCGCTGCGCGACTTCCACGGTGAAGAAGTCAAGGTGGCCTGGGATTACCGCAGCGCTTCCAGTGTTGGCGTCTACACGCTGGAAGGCGAGTGGATCGGAGAGGCTGAACTGGACGGCAACGCCACGCCTGCCATGCCGTTGTCTGTTATCCAGCGCGCTGCAGACAAGCGCGAAAAAGGCCAGCTGAAGCGCATGACCACCAAGGCCAAGACGATCACCGGCAAGGATGTGGAGATCCGCACCATAGAGCCAGAAGCTGCCGTAAACGACGACCGCATTCAACGGATGATTGAGCAAGGCAAGGCCAAAACCAAGCAGCTGGCCGCCGCCAAAGCCGAGGCATTCGAGATCCCAGAGGATGGCATTGCCCGCTATCGCCTGTGGCAGAAGCTCGACAAGCGAGTGAGTGCCGGCGAAAGCCTGAATGAGAAAGAACAGAAGTGGTGGGAAACCTACCCATCAACACCCGGATATCGCGCCATCAAGCGCGTGATGGATGCGAGCGCCAACGGCAAAACCGTCAGCGCCCGCAGGGCCATGTGAGCGCATGGCCATGACACCCAAGCACCAAACCAAAGGAAGAACTATGAGCGTCAACACCATTGTACCACTGACCAACGTTGGCCTGCTGGCCCAGGCGGTAGAAAGCGCCGCCAACCGCCCGCCGGAGCTGCCCGGCCTGGTGGTGATGTATGGCCCCAGCGGATACGGCAAGAGCCTGGCGGCTGCCTACGCCGCCAACCTGCACCGCGCCTACTACGTGGAGTGCCGGGAAAGCTGGACCAAAAAGGCCTTCCTGGTCGCCATTCTGCGGGAGATGGGGATTATCCCCATGAAAACTCTCAGCGAGATGGTTGACCAGGTGGCGGAGCAGCTAAGCCGCTCCGGCCGCCCGGTCATCATTGACGACGTTCAATACGTGATCGACAAGGCCGCAGCCAATGTGTTGACCGATATCTATAACGCCAGCCAGGGCACCCTGATCCTGATCGGCGAGGAACGTGTGCCGGCCTCTATGGCCCGCCTTGAGCGCCTGCACAACCGGGTTCTTGAGTGGGTACCTGCACAGGCGGCAAGCCTTGGCGACGTGGTTGAGCTGGCCCAGTCCAGCTATCCGGATGTCCAGATGGATGAGGATCTGCTGCAAGAGGTATGCAGCCGGGTTAAGGGCTGCCTGCGCCGTATCGCCGTCAATCTCTATCGGATTCACAGCGAAGCCATTGCCAACAACTGGGAGCGCGTAGACCTCGATACCTGGGGCGAGCGCACCATCCACACCGGCCAGCCACCGGCTCGGAGGGCGTAAGCATGACAGGCAAGCCAACACGTAAGCCCGTTCACCTGGAAGCCCAGGGCCCGAAAGGCGACCGCCAGAGCATGTGGGAAGTAATGCGCAAGCTGCACAAGGCCGGCGACCCGATCACCGTTCTTGATGTGTGGATGCTCGGCGCAGAATGGGCCCCGAAGGGCCGTGTGCGCGATTACATGACCGGCCTGCTGGCCGCCGGGTACCTGCGCGCGGTATCTGCCGAGCCTGGCAAGGCCGTGCGGTACGAGCTGGCCAAGGATTGTGGCCTGGAAGCGCCCCGCGTCCGCAAAGACGGCACCGAAGTCACCCAGGGCCGAGGCCGGGAACAAATGTGGCGCACCATCAAGATCATCGGCGAGTTCACCTGTCGGGATCTGGCCCAGGCGGCGTCCACTCCGGATTTCCCGGTGGCTGAAACCACGGCCAAAGACTACTGCATGATGCTGGCCGGCGCGGGTTACCTAGCCACCACCCGTCAGGGAATCCCGGGCACGCCCGCCCGGTACCGGATGATTCCGAGCCGCTGGACAGGCCCGCGCGCCCCTATGATCCAGCGCTTGAAGCAGCTGTACGACCCGAACACCGGGGAGGTGGTCTTTCGCCGCAACCCACAAACCGAGGGAGGCGACGAATGAGCCGCAAAGTCGATATCTCCAACTGGGGCGAGCAGCCGCCCCATTGGGTCCAGCTACTGGCCAAAGAGGTTGAGTCCTCAAACCGGACCGCCGCCGGAGCGCGCATCGGCATCAGCCGAACCGCCGTTTCGCTGCTGCTGGCCAACCGCTACTCAAGCCCGAGTACGGCAAGCATGGAGCGCCGAATTATTGCGGCACTGGATGGCATCCACTGCCCGGCGCAGGACAAGAACATCAGCACCGAACAGTGCCGGGAATACCGCGATCGCCCGGCGCCAACTCACAACCCAATGGCAATGCGGGTATGGCGCGTATGCCAGAACTGCCCCAACAACCCGAACGGAGGCCTGCAATGACCATGCACCCAACCGCCTATCTGGAACACCACGCCGACGTGTACGCGGCGCACCTGGTGCACAAGCACGGAGTCACGCTGGATCAGTACCTGGCGGATCCGGCCCGGTATGAGCACCTGCTGGACGCTCCGTTCCCTCTCACTCCGGCGCAGACCAAGGTTCGCGTGCGGCTGATTCGTGAGGAGGTCCTCCAGGAGCAAGCCGAGGAAATCGCCCAGCAACTGGACGGCCTGCCACGCAACAACGTGCGCCCATTCCAGCCGCTGCACCACAAGCGCCACCCGAAACGCCGTGGCATTGCGAGCTGCCGTAATCGCTCGCTGCAACCGACAAAACCCCTAACCACATGAGGCAGAGCCCTATGAATATGCAAGCCAACAACCCGGACCAGTTCCGCCGCAACGCCAAGGGCCACCTGGTGCCCGTGAATCAAATCAAAGACATCGACCTGGTGCGCGACGGCGTGGTGCAAAACGTGATCGCGAGGGTGAAACACCTGCAGGAACAGATGCGCAAGGCAAAGCAGGACATTGCCGACGAGGTGGAGAACTTCCTGGAGCTGAGCGCGATGGAGTACGACACCACCTATGGCGGCAAGAAGGGGAATGTGACCCTGAGCAGCTTTGATGGCCAGTACCAGATCAAGCGGGCCGTTGCTGATCACCTGGCGTTCGATGAGCGCCTTCAGGTGGCCAAGGAGCTGATTGATCAGTGCATCCATCAGTGGACAGCCGGCAGCAGCTCCGAAGTGCAGGCCCTGGTGGAGCATGCGTTCCAGACGGACAAGGAAGGCAAGATCAGCACCGCCCGGGTGCTGGGCCTGCGCAGCCTGAATATCAAGGACGAGAAGTGGCAGCAGGCCATGCAGGCCATCATGGATTCCATTCAGGTGACCGGCAGCAAGAGCTACCTGCGCTTCTATGAGCGCCAGGGTGAAGAAGGCCCGTATCGCCAGATACCGCTGGATGTGGCAGCGCTGTGAACTACTACGAAGCGAAATTTGCGAGGGAGCGAAAGGAGCGGCCAACGGACTGGCTGATCGTCCAGGCTGGCCAGTCCTTCCGCTTGCTTCCGATACCTCGATCTTAAAAGGATTCTAGCTATGAGCAGTGAAAAGAAAGTCAGTTCTGAGCCCGAAGTAAACGGCGCCACCATCACCATCCAGCAATACCGCGACGGCCTGGCGATCGGCCTGGACTTCCATGGCAAGAATCTGGCCGCCGACGACAAGGCAGGCATGCAGGAGTTGGCGCTGGTTGGCGTTGAGGCAATGCGTAACTGGATCCGTGAGCGTTACGACGTCAGGGATGAGCAGGTACACCGCCGCCCGGGCCATGACGGCGCGGAGCCAAAAACCCACTAAGCGAAACGCCCCAGCCGGGGCGTCTGCCGGGCGTGGTGGCCCGGTACTGATGAGCAGCCAACCGGAGGGAATTATGGCCCCCAAAACGAAAACCACCGAGCTTGGCACCGAGCGGCTCTGCACCAGGTGCAGTGAATACTGGCCGGATGACGCCGAGTTCTTCTACACCAAAAAGGGCAAAACGCAGCAGCCATGCAAGGCCTGCTATGTGCAACTGCCATCCAGAGTGGCCCGAAGGGCGGGAGCGAGAGTATGAGCAAGTGGGATGAAATAAAGGACCGCCTTAAGAACCTGGGCGGATCAGTAGCACTGATGGCCGATGGCCACAAAGTAACTCTGCGCAAGGTTCATAACGGTAAAAGGATCTTTGTAGTGGTCTATGTCGACGACTACCAAAGAGGCGAGTGGACCAAGCATGAAGACGGCAAGCCGGTTCATCCGGAGGCAAGGTTCTGGCGGCCAATGAAGCGGGCTGTATACAAGAAAAAGGGCTACAACCAACTCAAGCGAGCGTTTGGGAAAAAGAAGGCAGATCAAATGGTGACGCCCCAGGTGATCGGCTTTGTGCCGGACTTCGGCACCGAAGGGTCTGCCGTGGCGCACCTCAAAAAGCACTTTCCGGATCTGGAGATCCTGGAGCCAGAGGAGCACGACCTATGAAGCGCGACAACCGCAAAGGCGTGCTCGCCCAGATCCACATCGCCCGCAAAGAGCTGGCCCTGGACGAAGACACCTACCGCCAGATGATTGCCACCGTCACCGGCGGCAAGCGGTCCTGCTCTGATTGCAGCGTTTCCGAGCTGCACAAGATTGTGCGGCACCTGAAGGATCGCGGCTTCAAGGCCAGGCCCCGCAAGCGCGTGGCCCAGCACCCAGGCACCCCGCACAACCTGAACAGTGAGCCCATGCTCCAGAAGATCGAAGCCCTGCTGGCCGAACTGAAAGCCCCATGGAGCTATGCCGATGCAATCGCCAAGCGCCAGTACCGCATCGAGCGCGTGGCCTGGCTGAGAACGGTTGAGCAGTTCAGGGCGGTGATTGCTGCTCTGGATGTGGAGCTTGAGAAGCGCCGGTTGCTGGAAGGGTTAGAGCGGCAGCTTGAAACCCGAGATCTAACGCTTGATGACGTGGAAAAACAGTTCCCAGGTATCCGGAAAAACTGGCGCCGGCATCGTGCAATGCTTGGGATGCTGGTTGAACACTACGCAGAGGGTGGAGTATGAAGCTAGGCCGCTGCCCCGTTTGCCATAGCCATCTGCACCTCGACGCCTTGATCCAGGACGACGCCGGCAGCGAGCTGCTGGGTGTTCTGGCTGGCCTTGGTCGCCCCTTGGCGCGGCCACTGGTGCAGTACCTGGCACTGTTCCGCCCGGCGAAGTCAGATCTGAGCAACGCCCGAGCCCTGAAGCTGGCCCAAGAAACCCTGGATATCGCAGATCGAGACAGCCTGGTGATCGCATTGCAGGACACCATCCGCAGCCTGCACGAAAAGCGCCAGCGGGGCGAGAACAAGCCGCTGAAGAACCACAATTACCTGAAGCAAGTGCTGGCGAGCGTCGCGCCGGACGCCCGCCGGCCTGCTGCTGAGGCCGATAATCATCGCCCCACAGTGACGGAGAAAAAGCAGGGCATGGAGGAAAGCCCGGAAGAGGCCCAGCGCAAGTGGGAAGCCCACATGCGCAAGCTGGGCGTGGATCCGAACCAGTACAAGGTGAAGAAATGAGCGTTGAAGCCGAACTGCTGCCCCAGTCCATGACCGATCTGGCCGACGTAATCGGCCTTCCTGCCGTTCTCAAATTGATGGAAACCTTTGGCGGTACCGAGTTCTGGGTGCCCGAGAAATTGCACCACCATCACCCGCTGGTGGATGCGATCGGCGCGGAAGCGGCCCAGACTCTCTGCGAGTACATGGCGCGCGAGCGAATAAAGGTACCCCGTGGCGCCGGCATAACACGGGAAGTGCGCAACCAGGCGATCCGCAGGGAGCGCCATGACGGCGCCAAACTGGCAGAGCTGGCCCTGCGGTACCGGATCACCGATCGGCAGGTGCTGAATATCCTGAACTCTGAGCCGGCGGACGATCGGCAGCAGGATATGTTCGGCTGATTTGATATGATCAGCGCTTAGTAAAACGAATGGCGCGACAAACTGAAACGGAGATCAGCTCATGGAAAAGAACCTATCAATCTTTCTTCTCAGCCTTATCCTGGCTCTTCCTGCTCTGGCGCAGGAGCATCAAGCCGGAGGTTCCGGCCACAACAAAGGCTTCGATTTGAGCAATATGACCGAAGAAGATCTCTTCTACTGGAAGATCCAAAAGGACGAGCCGGCTTTTGGTCACGCCTGCGCCATGGCTCTGGCGGGAGGGAATTTTGAGGAAAAGGCGGAGATTGAGGGCCTTTGCGCAAAGGTTCGCAAAACCCCGGAAGTTATGGAAGCCATTGCCGCCGCCGAAAATGCCATGAAGTCGATGAACGAAGAGCGTCGGGAGCGGCTGCTGAACGGTGAAGCCCCCATTGGCGCACCAAAAGCGGCGGTTTACCTAGCCTGGGGAAAGCCGAGCGATACCAGGCGGGCGATCACCAAGGGTGTGGTGGCGGAAAAGATCATCTATGACGAGCGTATCGCGTACATTGAAAATGGCATACTGGTCATGATTCAGGAATGAAAGTGGGGGCGAAACCCTGCCCCTTGCCAACCTTTCCCGTCTGCCGTATTGTTTCCCTGCCCACCGATTAACCGCTACCCGAACCCTTGCAGGTTCCGGCATCCCGGCCAGCTCCCTACTCTGGGAGCATGAAAAAAACACAGCTTTCTCCCAACTTTTACCTTCACGAGTTCACCCGCTCTCAGGCGGCTGCGCGCCATGGCATCGAGATTGAAGCGCCAGAGGGCAGCGAGGTGTTCACTAACCTTCAACACCTGGCGTGCGTCGGTCTGCAGCCCGCCCGTGACGCCCTGGGGCCGATCTTTATCAGCTCCGGGTACCGCCCGAAGGACCTGAACCGGGCTATCGGCGGCAGTGCCACCAGTGCCCATGTTTACGGCTGCGCTGCGGATATCTCCGTGGTGGGTCATAGCCCTCTTGAAGTTGCCCAGTGGTTTGCTGATAGCGACATCCCGTTTGACCAGGTCATCCATGAGTTTGGCCAATGGGTGCATGTCGGCATGGCAAAGCCGGGAGCCGAGCCTCGCCGTGAGCTGCTAACCGCTGTCCGAAAGCCGGGCCGCACCCACTACGTTCTGGGCATCCATTCCGTTCAAGACGCGCTGGAAATGGTGAGCTGATGGACTGGAGCTGGAACGGAGTTAAGGAAGTCATCGGCCAGGCGGCACCCCTGCTGGGCAGCGCCCTGGGGCCCGGCGGTGCGGCCGCCGGCGCACTGGTCGCAAGCCTGTTCGGCGTAGAAAACACCCCTGAGGCCATCGGCGAGGCCATTAAAGCCGATCCCCAGGCCATGGTGAAGCTCAAGCAGCTTGAGCAAGAGCATGAGCGTGAGCTGAAGCGCATGGTCATCGAGGCGGAGACGGCGCGCCTTGGTGAGATCAACAAAACCATGCGGGCAGAAGCCGCCGCGCAGGATGGCTTTGTGCGCCGGTGGCGCCCGACCTTCGGCTACATGGTGGCGATCACCTGGCTGATCCAGTCGGTGGCCATCGCCTGGGCCATGGTGGCTAAGCCGGAGAATGCCGCTGATTTGATCAATGCAGTGACCGCCCTAACGCCCATGTGGGGGATCGCGCTGTCCATCCTCGGCATCAACATCACATCACGCAGCCGGGATAAACGGGTGCAGAACGGGCAGGACGGGCGCGGCCTGCTGGAAAGACTCACTGAAACGCTGGGGAACAAGTCCCGTGGATGAAAGCCAATTTGAACAAGCCCAGGCCCTGACTGAGAGGCTCACGCAGGCCGGCATAGAGCAAACGCTGCAAGGCCACCTGGAGGCACCGCTGGAAGTCAACGGCCAGCGGCTTTGCCTTGATTGTGACGAGAGCCTGAGCGCTGCTCGGCTGAACGCCAACCCACGCGCCGTGCGCTGCGTGGATTGCCAGAACGATCACGACCGCAGGGGAAGCTAATGGAGTTGTCGCAGTTTGACTACAGCGCCGCGAAGTTCTGGATGGGAGTTTTGCAGCTGCTGGGGCTGGTGGCGCTGGGCATCTACACCCACGTAACGAGCAAGAGCAAGGCAAACGCCAGCGCCATCAACAACGTGCGTGGTGACATGGAGTCAGTCTACGACCACCTGGAAGAGCGCGTGGTGCGCTGCGAGCGCCGCCAGGATGTGTTCGAAAGCAAGCAAGGTAACGCCCCGACGCACGGCGACCTCTCCAAGGTCTACGACCGTCTTAACGACGTGGCGGAGGATCTGTCCGGCATGAGCGGCCAGATGAGGGCCTTGTCCAACCAATTATCGATGGTTAACCAGTACCTGCTGAACAACAAGGGAGACCAAGGCCGATGAGCTACCAGGACTTTCAAACGGAAGGTCGCCGCCTGGGGATTCTGCGGATTCTCGCCCGGCGCAACATGTTCACCGCGAACGAATACAGCCTGAACGACGAGCTGGGCGGCAACTACGGCCACCACGTCAGCAAGGACCTGCTGCACAGCGATCTGGCCTGGCTTGAAGAGCAGGGCCTGGTGATCCTCCAGCAGCCCCGCGCGGGATGGATTATCACCCTGACCAGTCGCGGCAGCGACGTGGCCGAAGGCCGGGCAAAAACACCAGGTGTTGCAGCGCCGCAGCCGGGAGCCTGAGCCATGCCGCCGCGTTCAAAGATCTACGATCTGCCTCAGGAGCTGCGCGACGAGCTGAACGAACGGCTGGTCACGAACGGCTTTCAGGACTACGAAGGCCTGACCAAGTGGCTGGAAGAGAACGGCTTCAAGCTCTCCCGATCGGCTGTGCACCGCTACGGCAGTGCCCTGCAGGAAGAATTCGATGAAGCCATGGGCGCGGTTCGCAAAAGCACCGAAATGGCCAAGGCGTGGGCCGAATCGGACGAAGACACTCAGGGCGCGCTGATGGGCGCAACCTCCCAGATGGTGCAGCAACAGCTGATGCAGATCACCCTGGCCCTGGGCCGGGCGGAGCATGAGCCCGAGAAGGCTGCCAAGCACATGGCCACCGTGAGCCATGCCCTGGCGGATCTGGGCCGGATGACCATCAACCAGAAGAAGTGGGCCCAGGAGGTGCGCAAGGAAGTGATGCGCGAAGCGGCCGACAAGGCGGCGGAAGTGGCCAAGCGCGGCGGTCTGTCTGCCGATGTGGTCAACGATCTTCGCCGTGAACTGTTGGGGATTGCGTAGTGACAGAGACAGTGCCAAACAACCCGCTGGAAACGCTACCCTCTGCCAACGCCGACGCCCCGCCGCCGGTGTTGCTGCCTTATCAGCAAGCCTGGCTGGCCGACGACAGCCAACTGAAGGTCAGCGAGAAAAGCCGCCGCACCGGTCTCACCTGGGCTGAGGCAGCCGACGATGTTCTGATTTCCGCCGCCGCCAAAAACGCCGGCGGCATGAACGTGTATTACATCGGCTACAACCAGGATATGGCCATCGAGTACGTGGAGGCCTGTGCTCTCTGGGCGCGCGTGTTCAATCGCGCAGCCGGCGCCGTGGAAGAGGGCCTGTGGGAAGACGACAACGACGACAAGAACATCAAAACCTTCACCATCAAGTTTCCGGACAGTGGCCACCGCATCGTGGCGTTGTCCAGCCGGCCCGCAAACCTTCGGGGTAAGCAGGGCGTGGTGGTGATCGATGAGGCTGCGTTCCACGACAAGCTGGGCGAGCTGCTGAAGGCCGCGCTGGCCCTGCTGATCTGGGGCGGCAAGGTGCGCGTGATCAGCACCCACAACGGCGACCAGAACCCGTTCAACCAGCTGATCAACGATCTGCGATCGGGCCGACGCAAGGGCTCTGTTCAGCGCATCACGTTCAAAGAGGCGGTTGCGCAGGGCCTGTATGAGCGCGTGTGTCTGCGCCTTGGCCGGGAATGGAGCAAGGAAGCGCAGGACGCCTGGGTGAAGGAGGTCTATGAGTTCTACGGCGAGGCGGCCGCCGAAGAGCTGGACGCGGTACCAGCGGAAGGCTCTGGCAACTGGCTGCCCAGGGCGTTGATCGAGGCCCGCACCCGCCAGGGTATCCCGGTGCTTCGCCTGAAGAAGGATGACGACTTCAAGCAATGGCCATCCGCCATGCGAGAGGCTGAGATACGGGACTGGTGCGAAGAGCACCTCAAGCCGTTGCTGATGGATCTGCCGGAAAACCTGTGGCTGGCCTTCGGCGAGGATTTCGCGCGCAAAGTGGATTTAACCGTCATCGCGCCGCTGATCATCGGCCAGGATCTGGTGCGGCGCACGCCGTTTGTGGTGGAGCTAGCCAACGTGCCGTTTGAGCAGCAGCGCCAGATTCTCCACTACATCCTGGACAGAGTGCCCCGCCTGCAGGGTGGCGCCATGGACGCCACCGGCAACGGGGCTTACCTGGCGGAGGTCACCGCCCAGGCCTACGGTGGCCACCGTGTGCAGGAAATCATGCTGTCGGAAACCTGGTACCGGGAAAACATGCCACCGCTGAAGGCCGCCCTGGAAGACGGCATGCTGGAAATTCCGGCAGACAGCTTCATCGTGGACGATCTGCGGGCCGTGCAGCTAATCAACGGCGTGGCCAAGGTGCCCAACAACACCCGCAAGGAAGGCCGCCACGGTGATGCGGCGATAGCTTTGGCACTGGCCTACTACGCCAGCCGGATGGACCCGGCACCGATCGAATATACACCGGCGCCCAGCGTGAAAAGCCGCTGGGACGCCTCACCAGACAACTGGGCCGATGATGACGATCTGCCCATTCAGGAGACAGGCGCATGGTAGATATCCTTGATCACCGTGGGCTGCCCATGCCCAAGAAAACCGAGCCGGGTCCGGCTGCCGAGCCCCAGACAGCCAGCGTTGGCTACCTGTACCGCGAGTTCTCGGACCACCCCAGCCGGGGCCTTACCCCGGCCAAGCTGGCCAGCATCCTGGAAGACGCCGAGCAAGGCCGCCTGGAAGGCCAGGCGCGCCTGGCGGAAGACATGGAGGAGAAGGACGCGCACCTGTTTGCGGAGCTGTCAAAGCGCCGCCGTGCGCTGCTTGGGCTGGACTGGAACCTGCGCCCGCCCCAGGACGCCACGCCCCTGGAGAAGGAATGGACTGGCCGGCTGGAAGGCATCATCCGAGAGCTGGAATGGGAAGACATCGTCTACGATGCCTCCGCCGCCATCCTCTACGGCTATGCCAACCTGGAATACGATTGGGACCGCAGCGAGGGCCAGTGGAACCTAAAATCTGCCGACTATCGCCCGGCGGACTGGTTCATGACCCCGGCGCACAACCGGGATCAATTGGTTCTGCGCACCCTGGATGGCCTGGGTGAGGAGCTGCGCCAGTGGGGCTGGCTGTCCCACGTACACAAGGCAAAATCCGGCTACCTCACCCGAGGCGGGCTGGCGCGGATCCTCGCCTGGCCGTACCTGTTCCGCAACTACTCCGCTCGCGATCTGGCGGAGTTCCTTGAGATCCACGGCCTGCCGTTGCGCCTGGGTAAATACCCGGCCGGCGCCAGCGACACCGAAAAGTCCACGTTGATGAAGGCGGTGGTCAACATCGGCCATGCGGCGGCCGGCATCATCCCCCAGGGCATGCAGATTGACTTCCAGGAAGCGGCCAAGGGCAGCTCTGATCCGTTTATGGCCATGATGCGCTGGGCAGAATCCAGCATGAGCAAGGCCATACTGGGCGGCACGCTCACCAGCGACACCAGCGCCAGCGGTGGCGGGGCCTACGCCTTGGGTGAGGTGCACAACGAAGTGCGCCACGACATCCTCACCAGCGACGCCAAGCAGATCGCCCGCACCATGACGCGGGACCTGGTTGTTCCCCTGGCCCGCCTGAATACACCCCTGCGGCGCATGCCCCAGTTCGTGTTTGAGACGGAGCAACCGGAAGACATCAAGATGTTCGCCGATGCTCTGCCCAGGCTGGTGCGAGGTGGCATGAAAATTCCGATCAGCTGGGCCCACAACAAGCTGGGTATCCCGCAGCCTGAAGAGGGTGAAGAGGTGCTGAGCTTTACGCCTCAGCCGTCGCCAACCGCCGCGGCGCCCAAGGCAGCGCGCACTGCTGCCCTGCGGGCCGATCCGGACAACGACGGCCTGGAGGACTTCCCGGACCAGGCAGCGATTGATGAGGCGCTGGAGGCCTTCACTGATGGCGACCTGAATGAGCAGATGCTGCCCATCCTGGAGCCCGTGATGGCCATCGCCGCCGAAGGCCCGGAAGCCCTGCGCGATGCGTTGGATGAGCTGTTCCCGGATATGGACGACGCCAAGGCGGAAGAGCGCCTGACCCGCGCCCTGTTCGTGGCTGAGCTGTGGGGGCAAATCCATGGCCAGCAATAACGTGGATCTGCGGGCGGCCATGAAGATGGCGCCCAAGGACGCGGTGGCCTACTTCCGATCAAAGGGCTACGAGATCACCGACCAGTGGCAGGAGATGCGTGGTGCCAACCACGCCAAGGCCTTCACCGTGGCCAAGGCCATGCGCATGGACATCCTGCAGGATATCCGGGGCGCGGTGGATGAGGCCTTGGCCGAGGGCGTGACCGAGCGCGAGTTTGTGAAGCGCCTGGCGCCGAAGCTCAAGGCCAAGGGCTGGTGGGGCAAAGAGACCTGGAAGGATGCCAAGGGTAACGATCGGGAAGTCCAGCTGGGCAGCCCCTGGCGGCTGAAAACCATTTACCGCACCAACCTGCAGACGGCCTACATGGCGGGCCGGTACCGCCGCCAGCTGGCATCGGTATCCACCCGGCCGTACTGGCAGTATGTTGCGGTGATCGACTCCCGCACCCGGCCCAGTCACCGGGCCATGAACGGCCGCGTATTCCGTTGGGATGACCCGATCTGGCAATACCTCTACCCGCCTAATGGCTGGGGCTGCCGCTGCCGCGTTAGAAATCTGACCGAGCGCCAGCTGGAACGCGAAGGTCTAACGGTTGAGAGCGGTGCGGACTACATCGAGCGGGTGCAGCGTGAGGCAGGCACCAACGTCCAGACCGGCGAAGTGATCACCATGGACCACTCCGTGGTCAACCTGCCCGGCGGGGAATCCATGAGCCCGGATGTCGGCTGGGCCTATAACCCGGGCGCGTCCGCCTTCGGGGTCGATGCCGGCATTGCCCAGAAGTTGGGCCAGGTGCGCAGCACGGAGTTGCGAAGCCAGGTGATTCAGAGCCTCAACAACTCCGAGCTGCGCCAGCAGCAGTTTGCTCAGTGGGTGCGGGACGTGCTGGCCAACCGCCGGACCGGTCATGGCCTGGCCTCTATAGGCTTTCTGCCGGAGGCCTTGGCAACTGCAGTGCTCCAGCGCACAGGCAAGGCCCCGGGCCGCCTGCTGGTGATCGGCGAGAGGCAGCTGATGGACGCTTCCAGCCCGACATCCCTGCCGGAGTCCGGGATCGCCCTGCCGCCGGCTTTGTACCAGCAGCTGCCGCGTCTGATGGCGAAGCCCCAGGCGGTGCTGTGGGATAAGCTGAAGAATAACCTGGTGTACGTGGCTGATGCGGCGGAAGACTCCGCCTACAAGGTGGTGATCAACGCGCCTTATCGCCTGGCAAAGGGTGAGCCGGTACCGCTGGACGTGGCCGTTAATACTTACCAGGTGCGGGCATCGGAGCTGCTTGGAAGCCAGTACGAGCTGCTGGAGGGGGCGCTGTAATGGCCGACATCGACATCAGCATGAACTACCAGGTGGTGCAGAAAACGCTGAACGATCTGCTGAAGCGGGTGGAGAACACCGAGCCCGCCATGCAAGAAATCGCTGACGTGCTCGCCGATGCGTCAGAGCGGGCTTTCCGTGATGAGGCAGATCCGGAAACGGGTGCGCTTTGGGATCCGCTGTCTGCCGTAACTCTGGCGCTTCGCCCCAGGCGTGCCGGTGGCAAGATTCTGCAGGACAGCGGCATCATGGCCGCGTCGATCGTAACCGACTACGGGCGAGACTTCGCCGCGATCGGCACCAATCACCCGGCCGCGCCCACCCACTTCTTCGGTGCCAGGCAGGGCGAGTATGGCAAAACCGCCCGGGGTGGCCCTATCCCCTGGGGCGATATCCCGGCCCGGCGATTCATGGGGATTGGGCCGACCGACGAAGAAGACATTCTGGACATCGCCAGCCGCTTCCTGGATGGCGCTTTTGGGTGACCGCCTCAGAGCGCCTGTAATCGATTCTGAGGCGTGAGGCATCCAACCATGCCGGATAAATCCGTTTTATTGCCTG